CAAGAGCATACTTAGCAACCATTAATGTACCTTGATACATAATTCCGTAGTCAGAACCAGAGATCTCAGTTGTCATGTCCATAAGTTTTACTGTACCAACAGCAGACTTATGGAAGACAAGACCAATAGTTTTACTATCATCACCTGAGTAAGTGTTATTAGCACCACTTGGGTTAGATCCTACGTTTGACTGAGGTACGTTGTTAGACATCATTACAGGGATGCCAGCTACTTGTTGTACCTTACCAGAAGCGAATGAACCATTACCTTGTGGGTTGAAGTCAACATCTACAGTTCTAGTAGCAGATTCAGCAAGTTTGTAGTACTCAGCAGGTGGTAGTACACAGAAACGATCTGTTGGAGGAATGTCTCTTTCGTCAAATGTCTGTGCAATATCATAGATAGCTGCTGCTATCTCATCACCAGTAACGTTTGCTGACGCAGTATTACCATTAGCAAGTGTTAATACAAGACCACCATTACCACCTGTAAGAGTAGTAGATGCTCTTGAAGCATTTGCTATTTGCTTGGCTACGTTTTGATCGTAAGTACGAGCAAGTGCTTTACCAAGTTCATCAGCGTAAGTTGCTCTTACGTCATAATGATTTTTAAGTTCATCTATTGAAGCAATGAAACTCTGTGCAATTAGAAGATCATCTATGTTGATAATCTTTTCATTCGCTAAGATCTGGTTTGCTCCTACCAATGGATTTCCGACCGTATGATAAGCCGCAGTCGCAGTTCCTAGAACAGGAAACTGTGCTGATTTTCCACTTGTAATAGTACGAACTGAATGAAGCTGTTCATTAAAAATGTTATTTCTGGTGAACGCAGTTAGCACTTCCCCCGAAAAGATTTTTAAAAACAGGGCATCAAAGCCTGTTCCACTATTGTTAACCAGACCAAGGCGAGAGGTAGTGGCGTTAGCCATACGAAAACTCCTTAGTTAATGTTTAAAAATTTGAGAAACTAACTTTGCTTCAATCCTTTCTCACAAGTGTTATCTGACGCATCAGGCACTTAGATATTTAGATTTCTACTCTGTTAAGTTTTTACTGACCCACAATTCCACTTCCTTAAAGCAAGGGCTTTGCGAGTTAACTTGCCATCTTTCTTTAACGGTCCTTTTGCAGCAGACATTCTTGCACAAAAAGATTTCCTTCTTGATTTTTGTCTAGCCGAAAGACCTGTCTTTTTAGTAACAGGTGCTTGCAAGTTTCCACCTGTTGCTTTGTTATATTTCTTACGACCAGAAGCAGTCAAACCCCCTGTAGGGTCTTTATCCTTCTTGGTAAGAGATACTCCTTTAGACATAAAAGATGTAAGCTATTTAAAATATAGCATTATTACGTAATCTTTAAACTATTTCTATTCTTATTTCTTTTGTGACTGTAAGAAATTCTTTTACTACTTGTCTTAGCTTTTTTAAATCTAGCCTTTTCTGTACTGCTTAATTCTTTTGTAGTCTTTGGAGTCTTACTACTAACTCTTTTAGAAGGTCTGCAAGCAGGGTAAGGTCTGCCTTTTTCATTAGTACCTCGACCACATTTCTTGCCTGTTTTTACATCTACCCACTTTTCATCAAACCATCTTTTAAGACTCATTTGCCTACATCTTTTTGTGCTTTGTTATGTGCAGCTTTAAATGAAGAACCTTCACGCATGAGTTTTTTCATCATGTCCATGTGTTTTTTAGAATGATGCTCTGAATGTTTCTTCAGAGTTCTCATTTGACTAAGAGTTAGCTTTGCCATTTTTCTTTTTGTTTTTTAGTTTACGAACTAATAAAAAATCTTCTTTGGTAAGTTTACCATCACCAGTTTTATCAAGACTTTTTTTTTGTTTGTCTGTTAGTTTTTTCATTTTAAGAATAACCTCCACCTGCTGCTTTGTATTGCCTTACAAGTTGTCCACTTGCATAAGCACTAGGCCATTTTTTGACCCTTGCTTTTACTTTAGCTTTTATTCTTGCGTAAAGCTTTGGATTTGTAGGTTTAGCCATTACCGAATACGTTAGAACCAGCTAAACGTGATTTAACATTTTCTGTATAAGCAGAATCTTTTTCCCAGCGAGGATCAGACATAGCAGTAACAACTTCTGCTGTTGTTCTAAATGGTGTGGCACTATTACCAGCAGCACGACCTGAGTAAAGGTCTGGTTCAATTCCCATAGCGTTATTGTATTGTGAGTAGATACCTTGAACAGCCAACTTAATAGCAGGTCCATCCCCGACATCAGTTAATTTATTGAAAGCATCAACTTCTTCAGCAGGTAAGTTTTCCATAGCCCAAGAAACCATTTGACCATAAGTATCATCACCACCAACTGAATCTCTAATACCTTGTGCATCTACTTCACCTGCCATACCAGCATTGCGAAGACCATCTAAATAGGTATCAATAATTTGTTTTGAGAAACCTGCTTCACCTAATTTGTTGTAATCATCTTCAGAGATCTCATCATTCTCTTGAAAGCGATTTGATATGTCTTGAGGATCAATACCAACTTCTTCTAATACAGAAGCAAGACCATCTCCATAAAATTCTTCAGCATTAAAGTCAGAGTCATTAGTTTCTGTTTCTGTCTCTGTCTCTTCTGTTTGTTCTTCTGCGTTACCTTCTGGTTCTTCTCTGGTTTGATCTATAGCTCCAAGCTTACCTTCAAGTTCTTTGTAGCTTCCTACTAAATCTTCTACGCTTTTGAACTTACCAGCATATAAACCATTCTCGTCTTTTAAACCTTCCAAGTCATTAGCAGACATTGGTGGTGTCTCTGAAACATTTACTTGTGATGAAGTCATAGTGGTTTTTTTTATTTAACTATAGTGAATTGTACTGCCATGTCTAGTCGTAACATCACCAGACTTCTCAGGTACAGGGTTTTTTTCGTTTTCTCCTATTGGACTGACGATTGCTTTTTCAGATTTAGAGATAAACTTTCCGTCTTCATCTCTTTCTCTAGACTTCTTGCTGGGCATTGGGTTCCTCCATTAGTTGTTGTGAAGCTGCTGCATCAGCTAATTTTTTAGGATCAACTAAAGGTGAGCCTAAAGCAGCAGGTCCAAGACTTTGAATAAGCTGTTGTTGTTGTGCAGCTTGTTGTTCTGCTTGGATTTCTTCTTGTGTTTTTACTAGATTAGCAGTATCTATACCGATACTGGTAGCAAGACGTTTGACCGCTTCATCCACATTAACGTACTGTCTCATTACATCTGGTCCTAAAGCTTGAGCTACAGTTCCAATAAACTCAATCAGTTTGTTCTTATCATTACCTCTACCAAGTCCTGATAAACCTGTCACTATTTTAGGTGTGATCAAATCATCAGGTAGCTTTGGTACTTTGCCTTGCCTTACTAATATGTGCATCCTACGTCTAAGGTATGGTAGTTGAAACTCTTGAGTCAAGATACTGTAGATACCACCAAGACTATTCTCTAGCTCTTGTGCCATAAGATTTATCTCGGCTGCTGTTACTCTTTCTGCGTCACGTTGTACTGATCTAGCCATTAAGAAAGCAAACTCAAGTCTTGCTTCTATTCTTTGTATTGCACTAAAAGCAATACTAAAATCTCCACTTTTACCTACTTGCATCACAGAAATATCAGAAGCAAGTCCTTCTCTTACTGCTCCATTCGGTGCTTTGCTTATGGTTGCTGCCCTTGTTACTCCATTAGGATTGACTAGGAATAAAGTTTTAGCAGAAGCAGCAGCACCTTCAATGATTGCTTGCATTAAAGACTCAAGACTAATCAAGTCTCCTCTGTATTCTTCTACATATCCTCTTCCGTAATCTTCTCCATCAATCCGAATGAACCTGAGAGGTAGCCAAGGTGTTACATCTATTCTTGATCTGCCATCTGTATTAGGTATCTTTTCTCCTTTACATTCTTGAAACCAGAAGACATCATCATTAACTCTTTTAATGTGTGTATATATATCAAGATCATTCTCCATTGTCTTGGCATCATAGTTCTCTTTCTTCTTGATCTGTTCTAAGAAAGCAGCAGGTAAAGCTTGGGGATGTATTGTTTCTTTAGTTAGTATCTCTAATACATTACCGACTTCATCACGCTTGCAAACAAACTTAGATAGTGGATATACCTTTAGTCCTTTCTCTGTTAGGTAGAGAAGGACATTACCTGATACAACTAAATGTTTGATAGCTTCAAACATAGCAACCCTATCATTAGATATTTCTATCTGATTCATCAAAGCATTTTCTATAGTGCGTAGTCCTTTATCTATCTCACTCTGCATTTGTTCTTGCCCTTGCTTTCTTATCTCAAGGTCATCTATTTCTAATTTAAAAAATGCTGTGCTTGGTGGAAGCAAAGTCATTAATAATTTATTTGACAAGCTATTAACACCACGACTACCAGTAGCTTGAAAAGGTGTCTTGATCCTAGCTCTTGTACCTGATGTTTGTTCTGGTATCAAGCTAGGTATTGTTAGCTTAGAAGATTCTTTTGCTTCTCTATCATAGACAGACCTACTACTAACAAGTGCTTCGTACCTACCTGCTGCGGTTGTGCCTTGTGTCGAGTATTCCATATTAAGTTGGGTAGTTTAAATCTCCACCTCTACCACCATCAAGCAATGGTATCTGTAATGACTTAGTTCCCATTCTTCTACCTTGAGCTATTTTGGTTTCTGAAGTTTTTTTCTTTTGTTGTTTGCCAACAACAACTGCATCAGCAGTTTCTTCTATAGGAGAATCAACTGGTTCGGGTGCAGGTGCAGGTGGGGGTGATGGTCTTCCAAAGCACATAGCAGGTGCATATTATTTTTTTCTTATCTTAGCATGAGCTAAATAATTGTCTTCTTTTTTGTTTTAGTTAGCTTTTGTGCTGTCGTAATAGTTGGGTTAGAAAAGTTTTTAGTTTCTTTTTGTTTTGCAATCTTTAAAGAATCTGCTGCTTCACTTTTTTTCTTTGTATCTTCAAGACCTTCTTGCTCACCTGTAATTACAACAGGATCATTTTTACTTTTATATTTTTCAACTCTAGGTTGAGTACTACCACCACCAAAACACATAGTTAATTCTCCAAGACTTTGTTATTGAGCATGGTTTCTTTTTGTCTTTTCTGTTGCTCAATTAAATAGTTCACAACAGACCTTTCCCCTGCACGATACCATACTTCTCTGTCAGATAGCGATAGGTCTGGATGTCTATTAGGAAACACTTGATCTAAAGCTTCAATAAGTTCGTCAGTAATTACTGGTAAAGACACAAAGATTTAAAAGATATATCTATATTATATGTTACGCTGTAGATAGCAAGGAGTGGTTACCTTGTTGCAACGCAATAAAAAATCTCTAGGTAAGTGGTTCTATCTAGAGATTTTTTTATGGCTGCCAAAGTTTAACTTCACCTGTGCTGTAGTTATAATCTCCTTCTCTTAGTATTCTTGTAAGTCTTACGTTGAGAATAGCATCAGCAATACTATAACCTTTCTTTGTATATGTCTCCTGTACCTTAGACCATAGTGCATCTCTAGTATCTGGAGTATTGGCTAGTGTCTTGGAAGCAGTAACCATACCCATGCCTTTAAGACCTGCAATACCATCACCAGAGTCACCAGCTAGTGACATCTCAAACCAATGCCTATCTGCTTTCTTCTCTGTTATATGTAAGATCTCATCTTCTTGTATTAACTTACAAGGTATAGTCTTCATGTCTTTATCTACTGAGACTATGATTGGATTTTTATACTGACCATTGGTAGCCAACAACCCAAGAACATCATCTCCTTCTAGGTTTGGATATGCAGCAGATTCATATTCATTCTTGATTTTTTTAATAATACTTTTTAGTGCTAATGGTTTTCGTTTACCTATCCTATTCATTTTGTACTCAGGAAATATCTCATGTCGAAATGTAGGGTAAGAAGTAAAGCACATAACCACATCATGCTTGTCTTCTGCTATCTGTTTATATACTTCTAACCTGCTTTCAATCAGGTTCATTATATCTCTTTCATCAGAGTGAAGAGTATGTTGCCATTCATTCCATCTTGTATCTATTTCACAAGCACAACAAGAAGAATAAACTAGCCAATCAGCATCAATTAATAAAGTCATAGTTCAGCAAAATCATTTTCATATACGATTAATCGACCTGTCTTTTGATCGTATAATAATTTATCTACTTCTCCTGTCATCCCTGTATGTCTAGACTTAAGTACCTTTAGCTGTAATCGCTGTCTCTCACTAGCATCTCCTGTCTGATTTCTGGATGCACTTAGTACTACATCACTTAGTTGGAGTAGTGAATGAGATCCTCTCAAGTCTGAGGTATCAACTTCCCTGCCTGACTCATGTGATTGTCCTTGTGGTCTGCGTAAGTGACTGACCAATACAAGAGCTATACCTGTGGCTTCACATAAACTTCTTAGCTTGGTCATTATAATATCTATTGCTTTACGTTCATTGTCTAACTCAAGACCAGATAAAACTATACTGATGTGGTCAAGGATTACTACCTGCACTCCATCTACTGTTGCTAAGTATCTGATCTGTTCAAGTAGTACATCAGGTTCAAGACTACCGAAGTGATTGTATAAAAACAGATTACGACTTGAAGTAAGTTTATCAAAGGCAGTCTTTAAGCTTGCTTCATCTATACCATCTTCAGTTAGATGTAAAGGAACATTCAAGTCAATGCCTACCAAACCTTGAAGTGTTCTTTGTACTGATTCTTCTAGTCCTATATAGCCAACCTTCAATCCTCTCTTCAAGAAGTGATGGCAGAATTCTCTACAGATTGTGGACTTACCTGCCCCACTTGCAGAAGCTACTGTAAATAATTGGCTAGGAAATAATCCTTTTGTAAAATCATTTAGTTTAGGAAAAGGAAAATCTGTTACAGCTTTACTTGTTTCTTTAGTAAATAAATCCCAAGCATCAGCAGCATTGATTAAACAATCAGGTCTTACTGGTCTAGCTTTCCATAATCTTTCTTGTACTAAATCTCCTTCACCTTGTACAAGATGATCGTTAACATCATTACGATCTAGTCTTGCTATTGCAACCTTACCTTTAGGTAAGACTTCCATACATTTATCTGCTGCTTTATTCCCTGCATCATCGTTATCAAAGCAAAGAACTATACGACAATAAGTATCTAACCATTTGTAGTTGGCTGCTAAATACTTAGCTGCTGACTGTACTCCTGAAGGTATTGATACACAGGGAAACTTGTTACCTTGTATTTGAGATCCACTCATGCAATCAATCTCACCTTCAAAGCAGCTTACAAATACAGATCCATTGCTGCCATGCTGTCGCCATAAGTGTTGACCCCATAGCTGCACGTTAGATATGTCTCCTATCCAAACAAACTTCTTGTCTTGAAATCGTACGTGTTGTGCTACATCTCTACCTTGTTGGTCTTTATAAGTAGCAACTTGAACAGGCTGTCCTCTATATTCTGCCTGTCCATAACCAAATAGTTCGCAAGTCTGTTTGGTGATTCCACGTTTGGCTAAAGGTATAGGTGTTACCTTCAATAGTTTTGGATTTCTTTTCTTTAATGGAATGATGTTACTCACTTTCTTTTCTTTGCTTTGGTTTGGGTAGTAGGTGTATTCGCAATCCATAGTGAAGCAATGTTCATGCCCATCATCAAAGACTGCACAGTTTTTTTTGCCACACTCAGGGCAAATCTTTTTATTCTTGTATTGACTCTTCATCTAAGTTACATTTGTGTTCTTGTAAATTAACTTCAACCCAAGTCATGCCATTAAAAACTCTCCACATTTTATTAACTGGGTCAAAAAAAGTATCACCTGCTTTAGGGTTATCAGGTTGTGGGTAAGTCATACCATTCAGTAGGAATTGTTTTATCGCAGTAGAGAAACCCATGCCTATCGCACCATGCACCATAGGTAAGGCTTCTCTTTGCTTTGCTTAATCGTGTCTTGCTATTTTGAAAACAAAACCTGATGTCTAGTTCGGGTCTTGTCTCCTTAATAACAAGATGCTTTCTGCGGTCTTCAGTCGAAAAATATCCTTTCGTTTCAACAATAAAATTGTTGAGGATAAAGTCAGGCTTGTAGCTGTAGCTAATTGTGTAGTCAATGCTGATAGTTTCATAAGTAAATACTATTTTCTTTTTGTGTAAACTGTCGGCAAAAGCAGCTTCAAACTTGCTTTTGTATTTAGAAGTCGGCTGCTGTTGCAGTCGCTTTCTCTTCGTAGCTCGTTGGTTCTGCTGTCTCGAAGTCACTTGCTCCACCTCCACCTGTAAAGGGAACTATATTTCTAAAGCAGATACTTAATGGCATACATCTAATACCCACACCATTACCACCTGCGTTATATCCAGAAGCTAAGAAAGATACTTGTCCTTCTGTCTCTGGACTTATCTTCTCCATCTGTAATCTTTCATCCTCATTCATAAGAACTACTTGACCGCTTTGTTCTTCAGTTTTATAGAAAGCAACAGGTGTATTGATACCCTTCATGCCTTTATAATTTTTCTTTAGTCTGATAACTAAATCACTCTCCTCGAATGACCAAGGGAAAGATGGTTGTCCTGTCTTTGAACTCTTAGTTAAACTAAAAGATCTATCAGGAAAAGCAGCTTTCAGTTGACCCTTCCATATCTCTAGTAATCCTTCTAGTTCTTCAATAATATAAGCAGTAGCTTCTACCATCTTGCCTTCTTTGTTTTTCATCATTGACCCTACTGGTATCAATGCTTCTGTCTTCCACTTCTGTTCACCCATGTACTCATCAGGTGTTACTAAATAAGAGTAACGAAAGCGAGTTCCTACTGGGGTGACTAACTTAATAGTCTCCGATTTAATGTTGTCCATTTTTTACCTTGGTAATTAACTGGTTAGTTCGTCTAATTTAGACGTTCATTTATTGTACCTTAGTTTTCTATTAAGTAAATATATATGGTGCAGTCAACACCTCTGTAATATCAAAGTCTCCCATACGTAATGCAGGTGGTAAACCTTTGCTATCACTAAGTTGTTGTGCTACTTGATGATGTAAGTTGTCTAAATTATTGTCACTATATATGTAGAAAAATGTCTGCTTCACACATTCAATTAGTCTTTCAAGATCAGCAGCAGGGCTACCAAAGCAATCATGGATTATACAAAACTGTTCAAGACCTACCTTGTTTGCTTCAACTAAAGTTAACTGAAGGTGGGCAGCATCAAAGCTATGTATATAATTACTTGGGAAACCTTGAGCCTGTTTTCTTTTATCAACCTGTAGTGTAGGTTCAGCTAAGTTTAATCTCATACTTGAGTTACTTAACTTGGTTCTTATTATCTTGCTGTTGTTAACGTAATACTTTTGTTGTACTAAAAAACCAGAAGGTGTATGCCATGAAATAGTTTTGTTTTCTTTGTTAAAACATACAGCTATCTTTGATAAGTACTTAAGTAACTTGATACTTTCAGGACTTATCATACTAACAGCAGTCTCAATAATTGTTGCAAGATAAAAGTTGTTCTTAAAATTTTTTGCCATAGAAATATTTTCATTTACAAAGTATCTTTCTACATGATTTGCTATACCAAAAGTTGTTGAGTTATAAGGTATCATCAAGACTGGTTTCTTTATAAACTTTCTAGTCATTTTGTTTCTATGCTCATACCAAAGTTGACCTTGAATTGAAGTGTCATTCTTTAGTAGTATCAATACTTTTGCTAAGACTTCTTTGTATAAATCCTGTGGTTGTTTGTTGTATTGTAGATTAACTTTACCTGCTAGTTCCTTACAAGATACCAGTCCTGCTATATGTTGGTAGCCATTGTTAGTACCATCAAGACAACAACAGAATCTTGAGATAAAACCATTGTTCATACCTACCTGCATAAAGTCATGCCACTCTTTACACCATGCAAGAAACTGAAATGGGTCAGTAGCATTACCCCACAAATCAAGGTTCTCTATAGGATCAAGTGCTACTTGTTCTGCGTAGTCCTGACCTTCTATGTATGCCCACTCTAATCTCTCTTCATAGCTACACTTGCTCATGCCAAAAGCATTTGCTCCTGCTATGGCTAACCAGTCAAGTTGTCTCTTGGTCTTAATCTCTCCACCTTTATAGAACTGGTGTAATCCTCTAGCTATATCAGTACCTTGTGGGTGAAAGTGTGCAGTTACAGGATAAAACCTAGAAGTAAAATCCATTTGATAAACATGATAAAATTTTTCTCCTAGAAATTTTTTTGCGGTATCAATGATTGATAATATCTGATACCTTTTGACTTTGTTTTTGTGGTTAGTATCATGTGTAAGACCTGCGTGGTATCGCCATGTCTTTGTCTTGTCCTTATCATTCCAGTCATCAGGTTTAGGTGGTAGCTCTAATGGTTCTTTATTTATCAACCCCCCTACTTCTATACCTTCTTCCCAACAATATACAAGAGTATCAAACACAAATTTATTTACCCCCCACGCTGTATGTGACGCAAGGTTTAGAGCCTTTAGACATACTGTTAAGTTTTCTTCTTGTAACTTTCTTAATGTCTTTGGATTAGTAGTCTTGATAGCATTTGTTCTAAGTCTCTCGGTGTAATAACCTCCATCAGATAGTGTTGTATATTCTTTAGGTTTATCGAAGCAAGGAAGATACTGTGGATATGCAGCTATCCTATTAGCTCTACCCTTTTGTATCCACTTCATAGCTACTTCAGTAAAGACTAAACAAGACAACAGACTCTTGCCCACTCTCTTGTTAATCATTTTGACCATGCCTACGTTTACCATGACTAGATCAATAAGAACTAGACCTACCTTTAACTTGTCTTCCTTCTTCCATGTCTCAAACTCTATCCCCTTCTTACTCATGTGGGTTCTGACCATATTCTTTTTGTAGCCTGTATGGTTCGTATCTCTGGTATGTCTCTTGATGTTCTTAAAGTACTTGGGGTCTAGCTGTTCAAAGATCGTATAACGCATCTCATCTTCCAACATTTGACCTATGTTTATAGCGATTGTTGTTGTTGGTTTTTCAAGTGATGTATTATCTATGATTACTTTAAAGGCAATAAAAGATACCACGTCAAGGTCAGGGAACTGAGCTATATACTTGGCAGCTATAGCCCTGACTCCTGCTTTACCTGTCATTGATTGTTCAACGTATAACTTCAATGCCTTTGTAAGGGCATCAAGTCCTGCTTCAATCATGTTTCTAGCGTATGGTGTTTCAGACTCCCTGCCCTTCTCTCTCAGTTTGTTATTCCTAGATAGCTTATTGTATCCTGAGATGCTAAAGATACTTTGCTCTAGCTCTAGTTGTTTCTTACTCGGATTCATTTAGTACTCCAACTACTTGGTGCATTGAGTCAGGTGCTAGATGAGAATACTTCTCTGTCATTTGTATGTCTTCATGTCCTAGCCAGTCTCTAATGATTAGTATCTGTACTCCTGCTTGAGCAAGTCTTGAACCACAGGTATCTCTAAACAAATGTATCCTGTACCACTTGTGTTTACCATAGCCCAGTTCTGACTTGGCCTTTTGGAATATACTATTAGCCCATGTATAGTCGTGATCGAACAGTAGGTCTAAGGTATTACACTTGTCATAGTAAGGCTTGATGATAGACCTGACAGCAGTAGTCATAGGTACTGTATTAGGTCTTCCGTTCTTCCTGTATTGAAATGTAATTTGATTCTTGTCAAAGTCAACAAATCTTTTTTCAAGTGTCAGTAGTTCCATGACCCTGCAACCTATATCAATCAAACACTTGAATACATCTCGGTGTTCGTGGTGGTTGAAGCAAGTCAGGTAAGACATAAGTTCTCTTTCCATGTCAGCAGTCAGGTAGTGTACCTTCTTGTTCTTCTTGACACGTCTAGGTTTAGGAAACTCAGGCATAGTTATATACCCATCATCTCTACAGTCTTCTAATACTAGCTTGAGATGACCCATCTTCTTGTTGACTACTTCATTACAGTTAGGTCGTGACTTGTTGTAGTCATTCATCTTGTTAATGAGACTGGTAGTAATCTTGTTTACTGGTATGTCTCCAAGTGCTTGAACATTATGTCTCATGCTAGTAAGAAAATCTTTAGCTGATACATCTCCGTTCTTTCTCCTGCGATAAGTTTTGTTCGCAGCTTCCTTGAGTGTTGGTACTTTCTTTTTCATTGTGACTCCATAGGTTTATTAGTGTGGTTAATTCTTGGATACGCTTTTGTGCGTAGTCAATTTTTTCTTTTGTGTTCATCAAGGCATAAGGTCATCAATCCTTTGTAGCTCTGGTAGTTTTGCAAAGGCAATAAGATCAATGATATTGTATTCTCTTGTGGTATATCTTTTACCACAGTCAATACATTCTCTTCGCCTTGAAGTGTATGGAATGTTAGCCTTATTCTTATTGATAGGGTTAGGCTTACCACTCCTGAATCGAGTCTCAAGATTTTTAGTATTGAGACTCCTACAGTTAGGGCATATACTCATTAATACCTCCTGTAATTACTAGGGTGGTAGCGTTGTTGAAAGTTTATATACATCTCATCAGGCACTACCTCGCTAGTCCACCTAGCTACTGTGTCCTGATCGTCAGAGAATTTCCAGTTAGGATTTTCTTTCTTCCCTTCATAGTCAGATAGCATATACTCTTTCTCAACTTCAATGTGTCCTTCAAACTTTTGTTTGGTTTTGTTTTCTCTATCGAAAACTTCTCTTGTAATTTCTCTTGCAACATCTTTTAGAATATCGTCAAGTGAATACTCGCTGTTGGAATAGACAGTAATAGTGTGTCTTCTCATTGTTGTGACTCCTTAATGGATAAAGTTGTTTTTACAATTTCTCTTTTGAGAATTGTGATAGCTTCCCTAGTGGGTGTAGTTCGCCAGTAATCCTTTGGTTGTGTACCTATAATCCTACAAAGACGATCATAGATAGACTCTAGTTCCCAAAGGGTTTGCGAGGGTTTGCGGTGCTTCATATCTAATCGTGAAAGTTAGGTAGGAACTGACCCTCTAAAGTTTCTATCTTCTTGAGTGGTTGTCTTGCTAGATCAGGGTATTGCATATTCTTAAACTTTATATGCTCCCACCCTGCTTGCTCTACTATTAGTTTGGCACAGTCAAGAAAGAAGTTGTAAGGGTCGTGACCCATATCCCTGATGTTGTCATTCATGTAAGGTAGAGCTATCGGTAGCCCTGCTAACCACTCATCTAAAGTAGTTCGCATTGATGTTGTGTTAGGTCTAGCACTTGAGAACCATACGTTATAGCACCATTGGAATTTCTCTTTGTCATTCCATTCTTGCCAGTTGCCATTGTCTAGTCCATTACAGTACTCGCCATCATCTAGCTCAAATTCGATAGCGTCTAAGACGATTGTTGTTAGTGAAGTTTTCATGTGACTCCTTTTTGTTTGGTTGATAGGTAGAGCATACCCTTTATTAAGTATGCTCGAATCTTTTTTGATTGTCAATAATCTATTTTATTTAGAATATCTGACACTTGTTTTAGTTGATCTTTCTTCAGCTTTTTAATAGCGTCTTTATCAACTGTATTTTTAAAGTCTTGATCTAGTTCTGGTGGCCAGTTCTCATCATTGACTTGTTGGATTAGGTCGTTTAGTTTCATTGTTTTGGTAAAGGTTGTGTTTGGTTAGTAAGGGCATAGCTTTTACACTATGCCCAGTTGTTGTGACTCTTTGTGAGCCACTCATACTAGCCCTTTGGTTAGGGCTAATAAGAGTGGGTCTATGTGAAACACTCTATCAGGTGTTATCGGATTTGTCAACTATCGGGTTCAGGATAAAGTTCTTAGCCTTTACTGACTGACCTAAGATAGTGTTAATAAACTTGGGTTCTTTCCTGAGTTTACTAATCCAATTCTTAAGGTAACTAGCGTGTTGGTCATCAGTGGTGCTGACCTTTAGCTCTCTAGCTAGTAAGAAGGCCGCACATTCTGTAATGATTTCTTCTTCAGCGTATAGCTCAGAGCCAAATCCACACGCTTTGACTATGCCATCTCGTTTGAGTCTCTCTTGAGAACCCGTACTATGACAGGCTTCGTGCATAACTACAGCGTAGTAGTTCTCATTGTTTGAGAATCTAGTGCGGTCAGGTACTACGATCTCATCAAACAGTACATCATAGTAGGCTCTATCCCCTTTGTGACTGAAGTTTTTAAGGTGCTTATCAATGTAGTTGGTAACTACTATGTCATGCACATTCTTAAGTCGGTCATCTAGTGGCTCAAAGTTAGTGGCTGCGTGCTGTTTCTCAAGGTCAGCTATCCTATCGTCTAACTTTTTTTGATTCTCAGGTGTTGAGCCTACAAAGCAACCAATATTGAACACTCTAGTAGGTCGAAAGATAGTAAACCTAGCACCTGTTTCTATCTGTTGGCCATCATCATCTAGTCGCTTATCGTTGATTGTGATAGGTCTAAGAATGACTGCACTCTTACTACCTTTTTTGATTTTTAGACCCCATTTTTGAGCCTGTTTGAACCCGCACCAGTAAGGAAATTTATGGCCTTGAGCTAGTTTGTAAATCTCAAGGGCTATAAGGTTACCATTTTGGTAGTATTCCCCTGTAGTTATGTTCATGTGGTCAGCTTCGGGACTCCACTCTTTGCGGAAAGGATTACAACCTTTTTCCATTAGTGAGATCAGCGTATCAGCTAACTCTTGAACCCCCTTATCAGGATTGTAAGGTTCTTTGTTTGATTGTTTTTTGACAGTTGTTAAGGTCATTGTTTTTGGTAAAGTAGTTTGGTTAGAGAGTCTTTGTTAAGGACTCTTTAGAACCTACTAGGTAGGCTCTAAGGAATCGTTAAGCGTCAACTACAGTTATCAATTCATAAAAGCTACCTAGATTGTTTTTAGATAAAAACTCTATAAGTTTTTTTGCATGATTGATAGCGTTCATTAAGGTAGTTCCTTTGTAAAGGTATTCCTGTGGTTGCTCAAAATCTGAGCAATGATAAATGATTTTGTAGGTGTACATAGTTAGAAATCAATGTCAGGTGTAGTAGCTTGCAACTTGAAACTAAAGCCTAGTTTCTTGAGAGCATTGATGTTGCTTTGAGTGAGAGTACTGTTACCAGTCAAAGACTGTAAAGGTTCTCTTTGGTCATCATTGACTACATCAACGTATGTAGTTCCGTAAGCAACCCTAGTTGAGATTAAAATTTCAGACATGATAGTGTGGTTAGTTGTTTGGTAAAGAGTCTTTAGTATTGGACTCAATCAAGGGAATTTAACCCTTGAATGAATCTAAGTACTTTTGAGTTACAGTCTTGTAGTCAAGACCTGCAAGCCATTTGTTAAGCTGCCTAGTAGTAGTCTTTGAATAGTGTTGTTCAGTTCTAACGTAGCCTTCATTGGCTAGATTAGCTGCTACGACTGTATTGTATGACCAGAATAATACTGAGCCGTTAGGTAGTTTGGACTCATAGATGTTTGAGCCTACTTTGATTTTGTCCATTGTGGTTAAAGTTTGGGTAAAGGTTTGGTTTTCTAGTGGTTATTGATGACCACTAGATGTTTCTACTGAGCCTATAACGTTTCCGTTTTTGTCTCTAATGTAGTAAGTCTTAGACTCTAAGGTATCGAAGTCTTCTAGTTTTTTAATACATTTTTGTATTACATGACTTGCTACTAATCCTTCACATCTTTTAAAGCAGTCTAGTGAAGTATCAAGTTTTAAAGTAATCATTTGGTTTGATTTGGTAAAGTTTGAATCAAGTCCGTTTGAACCTGATGAACCTACTATATCGAGTGTTATCGAAAACTGTCAACTACTAACTCTAATTTATTTGGCTTTTTCTTTGACTTCCTTTGCTATCATTACATAAATTCATTGTTTACATTCTGTAACATTGTTTACCTGATAGATCAATTCCTGTATTTACTAGCCTTTTTTATTGCTCTTATTAGTTCCCCTTATCAGGTCTTATTAATCCCTATCTATTGAACCCTATATAATTATTATTTATTTACTTTGATCTATCCACACCACCCTACCGATTAAGGAAACAAATAAACATCAATCAATAAAAAATCCTAGAATATCCTATAAAGAATAGTAATAATATTTTAAGAAGTCAGTCTATCACTAGATTTTTTTATAAATAATGAATTATTTTTTTAAAATCAGAAAAAAATCAAAGAATCAATAGGGGTAACGGCAAAGTGCGTATCTTCTATTACCCTTTCAGATTTCTGCACCAAAATTTTTTCTTAGTGTAATCTTAATGTGTAATATCTTTCTCCTATACTAGGCTTTAATAAGCTCCACTTATGAAACCATCATCTGATACATTAGAATTTCTTATTTGTTGTGGGGTCATACCCATAGCAGATTGAGATATGGTGTTGTTCAATAGAGAACCCCAGTTATCTAGGTGTATAGCTAGGAGTTCATCTTTACGTTTAGAGATGTTTAGGTCTTCAGTTTGAGCCATATAGTCAGTCCAGTAAGCAACTGCACCTGCTAGGGAATCAACAAGGTCATCATGCACAAGAGAACCTTTATTTCTGGATAATCTTGATATTTGGTAGATGAGTTGTAGTTTTAATCTACGTTCAGGTGTGTCATTAGGGTTAGATTTAAAGTCATTTTCTACAACTCTGCGGTCAATAATTAGTTTATGAGAGTTCATTACAGGTTCTAGGGTATCAATAATTCTCATTTCTTTGGTCTTTGTATTTCGCACGTCTTGAAGTTCGCAAGGGTGGAATGTCATTAGGAAAGGTTTTAGAAGTTGAGAGAACATACCGCCACCGAAGTTCTGTTCTACCAATATGGTATTAATTTTATTATCTTTAGCAGTCTTAGCAATGCGTTCTAGGACTCTATCAGAGTAGCCACCTGACAAACCGAAGCACTCTGTAACGAATAGATTACCATTTAGCATCTTTACGCAGGATATAGCTGTCTGGTCTTTTCCAGTCCCAGAGGGGTCAACGAACATCACGCTACCTGTGTATTCAATGTAGTCTCCGAACTCTTGTGCAGGTCTATGAAACCTGTCTCCGTTAAATCCAACGCAATGTAAATCAGTAACTACATACTCAGGAGAGTTAGACCATATAACTTTTTCAGGTGCGTACTCTTTATTGATCGACATAATTACTAGGTCGTTAATTTTTAGAGGGTATCTATCTTGATCTGAGAGGGTCGTATCAAGCATGAACTGTAGATTGAACCCAGACCGCCCATAAGACGCTTCACGTTCCATCAAATCCTGTGCAGAGAACCTTACAGGGTCAACAGGGTCTTGTGGCTCTACAGAGCCTTCTAGGAGGTTTTTAGCAAGACGTGGTGCAAGGCGATCTCCGTAGTTGTTTTTATGGTTTGGGTAACGTGCTGTCCATATTCGTGTTTCATATCCACGTTCTTCTAGTGTCAGGTACAAACTGTTCTCTACTTGTGGTGTACCTAAGAAAGTAATCTTGCCATTTGGTTTTAGTATCGCTTCAAATTCTTTTACAGCTTCAGATAGTTTGTCTCTCATAGGCTGCGTAAAGCTATTATTAGGTACTTCACAATCATCTGCTATGACTTCATCAGCACGACTCCCTGCAAGCTGCGATAAGACTCCTTTAGAAGAACAGGAGGGTGCGTGATCGGCACTGGCAGGTCTTACATCAAAGCTAACCTTACTGTTTCTTTGGTCATCTCTGGGAATTAGTGGAGCAAGTATAGGCATTTCGTTTATAAGACGCATAGTAAAGGTAGTGAAGTTATCAGCCCTGTCTTTACTGGCAGATACCACAAGAAACTTTAGTTGTGGGTCTATCCTTAACCGCCAAACAACGTAAGTACTGGTAATCCAACTCTTACCTACCCCACGAAACCCTTGTATGATTTTTCTTCTAGCACCATGTTGTAGATATTCTGCTATGTCTAACTGAACAGGTGTAGGGTCTGGTAGGTTTAGATGTCTCCAAGTAACAATTAAGAAATATCTAAAGTCTTGTAGCTTTTCTGGTAAGGGTTGCAATTATTAATCTGTAAGAGGGATAGTTTCTAGGTCTGGTAAGTTATTCATTAGCTCTGTCATTGGGTTATTTTCTACAGGAATACACTCGATACCATTATCTTTTAGAAATTGTCTAGCTACGTTCAAGTCTCCTGCCTTTGCTTCGCCACAACGTACCTTATCTAGCAATTCTTTAGCTAACTCATAGTGCAAAGTCTTCATTATCTTTAAACTTTTATCCATGATTAGTCTTGTTTTAAATTAATATAATCACTTCTGATCTGTATTGCCAGATAGAAGATACTTAATTTTACCAAAGAAACTTAGTTTTCTTACTTTTTTGTATAGTCTTACACCTCTTTCATAACGAATTACTTTAGTTTCTATCTCTGATATACGCATGATTGCAGCAGTAAGCAGCATATCTTGTAGTTTGGTGTATTTAACTAAGTCTAAACAATATGCTTTTATATCTTCGTCAGACATTTCTTCTGTTTCACGTTGTTTCCGTAGTATCTCAAACTCTATTTCTGGCGGTGGGTTACCAATAAGAACCTTAAAAAACTCTTTGTGGTTCATATCAGTTCATTTTAGGGAACAGTTGATGTTCTAATAGGTCAACAGCACGATCATCTAACGTGT